ATTTATTGCTATAAAGTAGAAATCCGAGTAACTTATGAAACAGTTGCCACAGTCGTAGAACCCGCAGTCCTTCCCTTAACTATGACCTTACACGCCCCGACAGTATCAGACTTCGCTTCTTATTCCGCACCTGTTCTGGGGTTGGCTTTAACCTTACACGCACCGACTATTTCGGCTACGGATGTTACTCGAATATATGGGGCTACGATTTATGGAGCAACGATAAATTAAATGGATACATTAACCGACATAACAATAATTCTAATAGGTTTACTCGCAGTTAAACTTTTATGGGATATAAGAAAAGCGGTAAGGAGGAAATATGGAAAGCCAAGAATTTAGCGCAATCAAGATGATTTTTAAATCTTTGGAGGAAGCTATCAAGCGCCTCGATAGACGTATTAATGGAACATTTGACACCATAGGGACACATATCAAGGAGGGAGAGTATTGGCGTAGGAGAATAGCCTCCCACGATGCCAAGATGAAATTACTGACTTGGCTGTTTTCTACTCTGAATATAGTATTGATTGGGTTACTTGTAAAATTATTGTTTTGGAAGTAGGGGGTGTTGATGACTAAAAACGGGCGTTGGATTTCCAAAGAGCTAAAGCACCTCACCGAGCATATGCAGATGTTAAAGACTGACATTGTTTCAGGGAATACAGCCTCCGCTAAAACTAATTGGGGTATGGCGATGGGTATCATAAAAGCAATGGTTGACAGAGATAAGAAGTCAATTCGGAGCATAGAAAAGATAGGCAAGACAATAAGTATGCTTCGTAAATATTTGAAACCTTTGCTAATTGAAGCTGGCGCAATGGCGATAGCGGCTTATAAAAAGGAGCAAAAGAGAAATGGTAGATTTTAATCTCGATTTATTGAAAATGGGCGATGTTATCAAATACCGGAGTGACGGTTCTAAGTTCGGTAATGCCATACAGAAGAAACAAATCAATGAAGGGTTTACATTAGACCACGCTCAATGGACACACGTTGAAATCTCAGGAGGAGGCAAACATTCAATCAATATTTCTCCTCCTCGCTCTAAACTTGTGGATATAACCAAAGTTCACAAGGGAAGATACATCCGTGTAGTCCGGTATGATAATGAGGAATTTAAGAAAGGGTTAAGGTATAAAGTAGCTTATTTCTCCGCCTCACTTTGTAATCGTGGCTATGATTTTGGGGGTATAATCGCCTTTGCTTTCAAATGGGTCAGGCATAGCAACAGGCTTTATTTCTGTTCAGAGGGATGTGCTGAAAGTTTCCAAAGAGTATTCCCTAAGATATGGAAGAAGAAAACTCCCGATAAGATTTATCCTGCGGATTTTAATGGGGTGAATAATTTCCAGATAGTATGGGAGGGGATTATAGGATAAGGAGATAAAATGACAAGATTAGAAATTGTAACAAAATTCCGTCAGGAAAACCCAGAAATTACAGAACGAGTCTTAACCGACCCAGTCCTTCACTCTTGGCTTGAAGAGGGGAATAGAGAGGTCTGCTCAATGACACGCTGTATCATAGACCAAGACGGGACTACCATTGAAACCGCTGAGAATGATACCCATTATGATTTAACCCAACGGATAGATAATTTCGGGGACATAGATAGTTACCCCGGAAGTGGTATTACCTACAACGGAAAACGAATAGACGAAAAGACTATGGCTCAATTAGACCAAGAGTCCCCAAATTGGAGAGCAAGAAGCTCAGGAACTCCCAAAGCGTATTATAGAAGAGGAAAGTGGATTTATCTCGATAGACCGGTAGACTCAAACGAAGAGGATATAAAAGTATATTCCGTTCTAATCCCCGATGATTTCGATGATGACGCTAAGACTCCCTTTAACGAACTTACTTACTTAGAACCTTTCCATTACTCCCTAATATATTATCTTCAGAAAAGGGCAAAGATGAAAATAGGAAAGACAGGAGAGGAAGTCAAAGCATTACAGGAATATGATAGATACATAAAGTGGATGAAGAAGGAAATCGGTGGCGGGAAGTATACCCAGATACAGTATAAAAAAAGCAACGCTTACGGATGAGAATATTTTTAACATTACTATTTAGCTTTCTGGCATTAACTGCCTATCCCCAGCAAGACTGTTCTAAAGGCTGTATCTATGACTATAACGATTTCAGCAAAGGAATAAATCTCAAACTTTCAGAATTCTCCCTTCCTAAAAATCAGGCTACCATAGCAGAAAATATTCGCTTTGGAACAGAGTTAAAATCCCTGACTAAACGTGATGAAATCCTAAACTATGGCGTATCTGATGTTTCTGAAGCCATTACGGGAATGCATAGACTTTACCTCAAAGATGGGACAAAGAAACTTGTAGTATCCCACGGAGATGAAATTGAGGTAGGAGATGACGATGCAGGGACTTTTACAACTATCCTCGATTTAACTACCGGAGGGTATAAGTGGCAATTTCTAACTTGGCACAATATCCTGATAGGAACAGACGGCTACAACCAACCGATAAAATGGGACGGTTCTTCAATCTCGGCGACCTACTTAGGTTCGTGTCTTGCCACAGATGCAGATAGCGGAGCCGGGCCGAGTGGAACTTATAAATACAAAATATCCTATTACACCACTACCCCTGTAGGATATGAGGTTCTACTCGATACTCCCTCAAACACCCTCACAGTAGTAGATAATGACATAAACCTTTCAATGATACCCATAGCCCCTGATACCTATGGAGGAGAAACTATTGTAGGAAGAAAGGTCTATCGGACAAAAACAGGAGGATCTACTTATTACCTATTATCCAATGGAACGGTAGCCAATAATACTGCGGTTACCTTAACAGACTCTGATGCTGATACTGACACCGATGGCGGAACGGAACTCTCCGCAACAACCTACCCCGCTGGCACAGAAACTAAAAAACCTCCTAAATGTAAATTCCTATTAGTAAATAGTAATAGACTTTTCCTTGCCAATGACCCTTCTAACGGCCCGTCAAGAATTTATTATTCTAAAGACGCCTCCCACGATATAATTGCCAACACTACGGATTATTTCAACATTAGATTAAACGATGGAGATGAGATAACCTTCGCCAAAAACTTACTCGGTGTCCTGACTATAGGAAAGAATAACAGTATTCAGAAGCTATATACTAAAGGAGATGACCCATCCGCAGACTGGGAGATAAGCGACCCCTTTAGTTTTATCGGTTGTCAAGCCCCTTATTCAGTAGTTAATTCTCCATTGGGAATTCTCTATTTAACTTTTGACGGGATTTATAAATTTAACGGACAGTATTCTACTTTAATTTCTGACGCAATAACTCCGATAATATCCGCTATCTCAGAGACTAATTATGTAAACTGCTGGGCAGAATTTCATAAAAATATCCTTTACTTAGCCTATACTGACGGATTAACAGGTGCGACAGAGAATGATAAGGTTCTACTTTTTGACATTCTTAGCAATGCTTACTCTATAGATCTTATAGCGAGAAACGCTTTCTGCACTTTCAATTCAGGAACGGATTATGGAGTTCTATATTCAGGCTCGTCTATCAACGGAGAGATTTTCGCCCATTCCGAGACTGTCCACGAAATAGTTCATAGGAGACACTCGGACTTTGTGGGGTCTTGGGATACTATGAGATACATTCCTACAAGGTGGGGTGGTGATTCTGATAATCCGGTCTTAGAGTTAGCCTGGGATAAGACCATAGACGAATTAACCGGAACGATAGATAGTTTAGTTGGTATTATTGACAGACCTAAAACTTGGGGAACATATACATCCCAAATCTTAGATACCGGCGCTACATCAGATACTTTAATTTATGATAAATTATATTGGAATGAAACAATTCCTGGAACAGGCGGAGATATTACCTTTGCTTTAAGAGGCGCAGACGCAACTCCAGATATCTTAATAGCTTCTTATTCTTCCGAATACTCCGATCCTACAGGTTCGGATGTATCCGGTGTAACAGCTTACAAACATCTCCAATATCGAATAAGTGCGACCACTGATTCTATATTCTACAGCCCTAATGTAATAAAAGCCGGAAATTATGTAGTAAGGCTCACCTTTGACACAGAAGGAACTACACAGGAATCAGCGATAAACCTTAGATACGAAAGCGGGTGGAATGACTTTGGACATTCAGGACAGATAAAGAACCTTAAAAAGATATATGTCTATTATGAGAGTATGGAAACAGGGACATTAAATATAACATTTGAAAACTTAGAAGGAGATACAGACTCTTTCGCTATAAACCTAATAGACCACCCAAGCAACTATGTAGAGTATTTCACCAACGGGGCATTTCTTGGAGAGTTTATTAAACTAAAAATAGATGAGTCAAGTTTGGATGATATAACAATTAAGCGGATAATACTTTTATATAGCGTAGAGCCACTAATATGAGAAAACTATTCTTAACAATCTTAATATCCTTTTTCGCCCTAACTGTTTATTCTCAGGAAGTCATATCAGAGTTCAGTGAAGAAACTCTATCTGTCTTGAATGAAGAGTTGCGCCAAAAGTTAGATGGAATTAGAAAGTTATTAAAAGATTGGGATGCTGGGAATTATGAAATACAATCAAAAACGTTTGAATCCGATGTAGCTACTGGCACAGCTCCGTTGACCGTTGCTTCTACCACAGTAGTAACTAACTTAAATGCTGACTTATGGGATGGCAATAGTCAAGGAACTCTTGGAACAATTAGTTCGGGAGTTTGGCAAGGAACTGATATTGCTTTAGGCTACGGAGGAATAGGGAGTAAAAAGATAGATTCCGGTACTGTTGCAGCTTCAGCCAGTTCAGATTTTACAATTACTTTTAATTTTACTTTTGGAGCGGCACCGGTAGTTATACTCACATTGGTTTTAAATAATACTGATAGTGCAGAAAGTCCAAGAGTAAAGACAACTTCGACTACAGGGGCAGTTGGGCATAATAGACACAGTGCGGGAATTAATGTTAATTGGATAGCTTTTGGGGCGGAATAACTAAAGGAGACTTATGAAAAAACTATTTTGTTTACTTATCAGCATATCACTATTAGGTAATGTTTATCCGGCACAATGGAGGCACGGGGCTGGAGAAAATACAATCTTGGGTTCTGAGTCTGCCTCCGACATTGACTCCGCTTCTTATGATGATGTAATAGCCCCTCTTGA